CGACAACCACGGCAGCCTGAGCCGCAACAAGAAAAAGGAAAAGGAAACGCACCCCACGCACAAAGGCTCCTGCACCATCGAAGGCCGCGAGTATTGGATCAGCGCGTATGTGAACGAAAGCCGTCAGGTCATCGGCGAAAAGTATTTCAAGCTCTACTTTGAGGCAAAGAAAACCGAAGAGGGCGTTCCGAATCCCGACATCGAGCCATGCAATCCCGACATCGAGCCATGGTAGCGCCCGAAGACCTACAAGCCGCATGGTGCGTGCCGCCCGAGGAACTCTGGTTCCGCAGCGTCATCGCAAAAATAACCGACGCCATCGAGGACGCCGCCGAGATCACCTGCATGCCACAGACCGCGCAGAACCCCGGCCTCCTCGCCCACAGCGCCGGTGGCCTTGAAGCCCTCCGCACCCTCCGCGAAGAAATCGAGCGCACCCGCGCCGAGGCATTCCAAAACAAATTTCGACAGGCAGACGAGAGACACGGATGACCTCTAATGCGGAGCGCAAAGCACTGCTTGCGCGTCAAAGCAAGTGAGGCACATCGAGGTCGGGAGGCATATTGCCGAGTCACCGATCCGCCGCATGGCGGAGTAGGCGGCGCAACCTTGGAAACCCGGCGTCTGAAAAGGGAGCGCGCATCCCGTCCCTGTCTTTTCTTCTCCCACTCTGTGTCCTCTGTGCCTTTGACTCGCTCGCTCCCGCGAGTCTCGCCCTTCGGGCCAACCTTCGGTTGGTCTACCTCCGGCCAACCCTGGCCTGCGGTTGTGGTCAAATCTTTTTAGCCCCCGTTAGCACCCATTAGCTCCCGTTAGCGCCCATTGCGCCAGCACCCCCTTCCGCTCCCTGCATTTCGCAGGCATTTCCTTTCGCAAGCGAGGGCTGAACTGCTCGCCGCGAACTCCGTGGAAACCGTGCGGAGCCGCATAAAACCTCAGTTCTGACACCGCGACTTGGACGCACCACAAACCATGGACCAGACAGAATCAGCATTCAGCATCGGCGAAGTCATCGACGCGCTGGGAGTCACCCTCCCCACCGTGGATGAGACATCTCCGGCGGCCCCCGAGGCCGACCAGGAAGCAATCGCGGATGAGAGCCCTGACAATACAACCGAAGAAACCGAGACCGAAGATTCCCGCGAAGATTCGTCCGACTCGTCCGATCCGTCCGACGAAGCCGACGACGAGCCCGAGGAAACCGACGACGCCACCGACGACGAAGACCCCGCCGAGGAGCCTGTAGAGGCCGAGCCCGCCGCCGTTCGGAAACTCACCAAGCGCGTGGACAAGCTCACCGCCCGCGCCAAAAGCGCCGAGGAGCAAGCCAACACCCTCCAAGCCGAACTCGCCGCCGCCCGGGATGCGCTGACCAAAGCCCAGCCCATCGTGCTGCAAGACGCTGCCGACCCGCTCGGCGATGTCACCACCGCCGACGCCCTCGAAAGCCGCCTCGCCGCCGCCAACACGGTCCTCGACAATGTGCCCGACCTCATTGCCAAGGCCGACATGGAAGGCGAAGTGGAAGTGCCCATGGGAGACGGCAGCACCCGCAAGTTCACGAAGCAAGAGCTTCAAGACCGCCTGCGAGTCGCCCGCCAAATCCTCAAGTCCGAGCCCGCCCGCCGGAACTACCTCGCCCAGCGCGAAACCTTCCAGCAAGAAGCCCGGCAAGTTTATCCCGAGCTTTTCCAGGAAGACGCCCCGGCCCGCAAGATGATGCTCACCACGCTGCAAGCCTACCCCGGCATCGCCAAGCTCCCGAATCTCGAACTCATCATCGGCGACGCCATTCGCGGCCAAGCCCTCCGCTTCCAGCAAGCCGAGGCCATGGCCAAAAAATCCGCAGCGGCCAAGCCAAAAGCTCCCGCCGCTCCCGCGAAAACCGCCGTCGCTCCCAAGGTTGTCAGCCCCTCAGCCGCCCCCAAAACCAAATCCAAAGCCGACCCGCTCGAAATGTTGAAGAAGTCAGGAAACCGTGATGCCGCCGAGAATTTCGTCGCCTCACTTTTCAACTAAACCCAACCCAAAACTTAAAACCCCCCAAACACTATTATGGCAGCAACCCCCATCACTACAGTCAAAGGCCAACGCGAGGATCTTTCCGACGCGATGGTCCTCATCGAACCCGGCGATACGCCCCTCTTCTCGCTTTGCAAAAAGTCGAAAGAGCCCGCGAATGTCCTCTTTTCCTGGCCCGCCGACCGCTACAACGACCCGCAAACCGCTGGCGTCCTCGCCAACGATGATGTCTCCAGCTTCGACGACCAGCACGCCAACCGCGTCCTCCTCAGTGGCCGCATCCAAAAAGTGCGCCGTTCGTTCCAAGTGGACGACCTCGTTGAAAATGTCGCCGACCTCGCAGGAGTTGGTAAAAAGCAGGCTTTCAACAAGTCCGCAGCCAAAGCCCTCGTCGAACTGAAAATCGACATCGAGTCCATCATGGGCTCCGACAACGACAGCCAAGTTCAATCCGGCGCAGCCCCCTACAAAACCCGTGGCATCGGCGAATGGATCAAAGCCACCGCGCAGGCCGACACAGCCACAGCAGTAGATGCTAACTTCCGCACACCCGCCGCGTCGATCAACACCACCGCGACCGCTTCTCTGACCGAGAACAATGTCATTGATGTGTTGGAGTCGATGTTCAAGGTCCGCCGCGCTCGTCGCAACTACGACCTCGTTTGCGGCACCAGCCTCAAGCGTGCGTTCACCAACTTCATCCGCACCCAAGCGGGCAGCACGAATGTCATGTCCTCCGTGCGCACCTTCAACAGCAATGTTTCCGACAAAAAAATCGTGAACACTATCGACATCTACGAAGGTGACTTTGGCATCCTGTCGCTGCATGTGTCCACCTACCTCGCTCATGGCGCGGCAGCCGCCGTCTCGGCAGCCCGTGGCTATGTCCTCGACATGGACCTCGTGTCCATCGGGTTCAATCGCAAACCAAGAATGGAAGAGCTTGAAGACCGTGGCGGTGGCCGCCGTGGCTTCTGCGACGCCATCTTCGGCGTAGCGGTCAGCAACCCGCAGGTTCTCGGCAAATTTGCCGCAACGACCTAATTCCGCCCCCCAGCCCTTGCCGGTGGCCCCTCGTCTCAGGACAGGCCACCGGCAACCGGGCTCCCCTTTTTGACAATGGACGAACTCAAAGAAGCCCTCAGCGACCTCCCCGGCGATCTCGCCGAAGGAGCGAAATCGGAGCTCTTCGAGCAGTGGAACTCCCGCGCCGTGCAGGCCGACGCCCGCCAGCACGCCATCGCCGCCGACCACGCCAAGCAAGACCTCCGCTCCATCGAGGGCGTGGGCGCTTTGACCCTCTCCGTTGATCCCCAAATTTATCACTTCTGGAATTGGAAAGTCCCCGGCTGCTGGCGCGACTCCGATTTCATTTCCTGGTTCAAACGCAACTTCCCCCAATGCGTCGTCAAATGCGGCGGCACCGGGAAGTTCGCCATCCTCATGCCCGGCCTACGAACAGCATGACTGAATCCGACGAGCCAGACCGCGACACGAAATACTGGATCGGCCAGCTCACCGAAGCCGCCACCGATGGCGGCTGGTTCTCCTCCGTCCGCTCGCGGAACTACGACACCCGCATGGCGCTGTGGGATGGCCAATCTTCCGATGGCAAAAAGTGGCCTGAGAATTACGGCAAAAATGTTTTCCCCTGGTCCGGTTCGAGTGATTGCCGCATCCGCCTCGCCGATCTCGTCTGCAACCGCGAGGCCCAGCTTTGCCTCACCGCCACCTTTGCCGCCCGCCTGCAAATGATGCCGGTCGAATCCTCCGACGCCCTCTCCCGCACCGCCGCCGAGGCCGTGCTGAAGTGGATGCTCTTCACCCACTGCGCCAGCGACCTCCGCCGCGAACTCGAACTCGCCCTCAACATCCGCGCCACCTACGGCATCGCCATCATGGGCGTGTTCTGGAAAACGACGACACGCATCGAGGAAAAATCCGTCAGCCTCGAAGACCTTATCGTCATGGCCCAAGAGCAGGGCGACCCCGCCTCGCCGCTCGCCATGCTCATCGGCGCGATCCTCGATCCCCTCCAAGAAGAGATCGCCATCGAGCTCGCCGAGCAATTCGCCCCCGGCACCGGCACCGCCGCCAATGTCCGCAAGCTCCGCGAAGGCGGCACCGTCGAATACACCGAGCCCTACATTTTCGAGAGCAAGCCCGAGTGGACCGCCCTCGAACCTTTCAACGACATTATTTTTCCCACCGCCACCTACGACCTCCAACGCGCCCCCTGGATCGCCCGCCGCGAGATGGTGACTTGCGAGGAGTTGGAAGAGCGCACCGTCACCGAAGGCTACCCCTACGACTTCTACGAAAAGGCCGAGAACTACAAAGGCACCTCCCTCTGGCCGATCTACGCCCACCAGAACACGAACCGCCGCGACTCCATCCTCTGGCAAGACCACCGCGACCTGGTGGAAATCTGGCATATCTATTCCAAGGAGACCGACGAGAAGACCGGCGCGACCAAGGTCATGTGCCGCGTCATGCATCCAAATGTGGACATCTTTGCCAAGGAGGAGATTTCCCCCTACTCGCACGGCGAATATCCTTTCATCGAACTCCCCCGCGAGCGCGTGACCCGCTGCCTCATCGAAGCCCGAGGCATCCCCGAGATCGTCAGCACCATGCAGGCGGAAATCAAAACCCAGCGCGACTATCGCACCGACCGCGCCGGAATCGCCATCCTGCCGCCCATGCGCGTGCCCGCCAATCGGGGCAAGCTCGACATCATCCTCGGCCCCGCCGTCCAAATCCCCGAGCGCCGCCCCAACGAAATCGGCTGGATGCAACCGCCGCCGTTCGACCAGGGAACCATCGAGATCGAACGCGCCGTGCGCCGCGATGTAAATGAATACTTCGGCATGGCAGGCGAGGGAGTCGATCCCAACTATGTCGCCCTCGTCCAGCAGCACACGGTGGACCGCTGGCTCCGCGACTTTAAGGGCATCATTACCCAGACCTACCAGCTCATGCAGCAATACATGCTGCCCGTCCAAATCCTCCGCGTCTCTGGTGGACAGGCTCTCCCGTTCCAAGCCGACCGCGAAAGCATCCAAGGCAAGTTCGACCTCATCATTGATTGGGACGCCCGCAACCTCGACGCCGAAGCCCTCGGCGCAAAGCTCGACTACATCAGCAAAGCCATCGTGCCGATGGATACCGCCGGAGTCATCGACCGCGCCGGGCTCATCAAATTCATCATGAGCGCCGTCGATCCCGTTCTTGCCGAAATGCTCGTCCGCGACCCCGGCCCCGCCGCCGCCATGGAAGCCAACGAAGAACAACTCGCCTTCACGAAGATCGCCGCAGGCACCGAACCCGAACTTCCCGCCGAAGGGCAAAACCACCAGCTCCGCGCCCAAGTCCTCCAAGGCATCATCCAGGCCAACCCCGCGCTGCAACAGCGCATCCAGCAAGACGAGATTTTCCGCAACATGATCGAGGCCCGCATGAAGGGCTTCAACTTCCAAATGCAGCAACAACAAAACGCCCAGATAGGCCGCCAAGGCACCCTGCCAGCGTTGCAACAATCCCCCCAATAACAACCCATGAGAACCGTCACCTTCCAATCCGTCCTCGACGGAGCCGCCGCCCGCATCGGGCTTGACCCAACGCAGACTATCCAGCCATCCACAGCTTCCGCGCTGACGGAGTATATCAACACCCGCACCCGCTTTGCGTGGGAGGCTTACAAGTGGCCTGAGCTTTCGGCTATCGAGAAGCGCCAGTTCCGCCCGACCTTTGACGCGGCGGCTACCTATGCCAGCGGCGCGGAAGTTTTCTATCTTGGTAACTACTACCGCAAGACCGGCACCGGCGGGGTTAGCGTGCTTCCTACCGTGACGGCTACATGGACGGTTGCAACATCGCTTACTGATTTCGTGCGCTCGATTGATTTCGACCAGACATTTACCGCCGCCTCTGGCTCCACAGCGGCCACACCGATTGGCGAGGTGTTGCATGTTTACCGCCAAGACCCCCGCGTGGTTCGTTATGCCGAGCGGGTCAACTTCTGGGTCACCGACTCGGGAGCCATTGTCGGCCCGACCCAGTTCACGAACGCCACGCCGAACGAAGTCTATGTGGAGTTCACGATCCGCCCGACCATGTTCAATACAGCTTCAAATGCTGATGCCTTCCCTCGCGTCCTCAGCGAGTATGTCAAATTTGCCTCTGCCGCCGACGCGCTGCGCGAGGATGGGCAGTTCGACAAAGCCGCCTACATGGATGGCCTCGCCACCGATGCCCTCCAAAAAGAAATCGACATCATCGAGCTGAAACAGGGCCAGACCCGCTTGCAAGGCACGCGCCGTGACCTCTACCCAAGCACTCCGATGCAGCGAGCCGCTTCCAGCCCCATAGCCAGCGCACTCGACAAAGCCCCCCGCCAGTAACGCATGAAAACCGTCCGCCTCCAGCAGCTCCTCGACAGCATTACAGCCAGGGCAGGGATCGATCCCAACCTGCCTGAGAATGCGCGTCGCGG